ATTATTAGATAGGTTTGGGGGCTTTGCGCCCCCACTTAATTAATCGTGTACTGTATATCTAACGTAAAAGTTTAGTTTTCCTGCGGTAGGGTCAGCCCCTGCAATAGTCCAGGTTAGCTCGCAAGCAGCAGCAATACCTGTAACAAAGTTTGCAACGTCACCATCTGGCACGCCCTCAACCATAACGCCAGCAGCGTTACCAGTAACGTCAGCAGCAGAGTAAAGATTATTTGCATCTTCACATGATAATGCGCCTGTACCTGTACCACCATCTGTTACTTGAGTTACTGTATAAAAATAAGCGTGCTCAATAACAGCTTTTGCTGGAAGTGTGACACCAAGACCTATAGCTGTTTGCGCTCCACCATGTTCTGCAAAATCCCATGTTGCTCTAGCTACTCTATAAGCATTAAGACCATCAGCGGTAGGTACTGCAAGTTGAGCTTCTGTGATAGCTCCAGCAGCCACAGCACTATTAAGTGTTGTTATAGATGCGTCTACAGCTAAAAACTTGTCACTAACTTCTTTAGCTACAAAAGGTACTTTCGCAGCATTAACTTGAAGTGCTACAAACAATGATATTAACATTATTAAATTTTTCATTTGTCTAAATCTCCATAAGGTAAATCGTTTAATGGCTTATCTGGTAAATTAAACCAAAGATACCACTTTCCTTTAACGTAAACAGGATTGCCCTTTATTTCGATCTTATAAGACAAAAACTTGTTGGTGTAATCAACAAGCTTTTGTGGGTCTTTGCTGCAAGCATATCTTAATTGTGTAACATTAACCATTTTAACCTCATCAGGGGGCTTGCGCCCCCCTTATAAGATGAACAAAGCTACAATGCTTTAAAAAAGCCTATACTACTGTTGGTAAAAGGTATTCAAATACTATAACAATTTTACCAGCAGTTAGATCTGCTGTGCTTATTAAAAGCTTTACCTGGCCCTGAGCCGCTGTAGTAACTGGGTACATGATGTTATGGTCGTTTGAATCATCCCAAAGTAAAGCCTCTGAGCCCTGTACGCCAGGTGAGAAAACAGCGTTATCTGTTAGAGACCCAACAGCAATAGTTGTTCCACTATAACCGTCAGCATTGTCACCATTTCCCCATGCTACTGTTGCGGATCCAGCAGAAGTACAAGCTGTTACAACTTTAGCAACGCAGTTTGTGATGATTGCACCAACAGGAATTACTGCTTTACCGTTTTTAGCGTGTAGGCTAATAGCTGTACCATTAGCACCGCCATCTACAGCAAAATCGTAAATGTATTCTGCAATATGTTTTTTATTTAATACTCCACTCATAATATCCTCCTATGAGATTGAAACTACACGTTCATCGTCTAGCTGTTTAATACCATAAAGAGTATCAGCATTAACTCTGCTTGCTCTTTGACCGTCTACACCTAGATCATAAACAGAAATGTTTAGTCTATCCTGAACTGCTAGAGTTAGGAATGAAGGATGGAACCAGTAAGATGTTGAGCTAACTACGTTAGTCATCTTAGGCATAAATCCTGCGATTGGTGTTGGGATTGATCCACTTGTTAGTGGTGAACCTGCTGGGATATAGTCACGTGAAGTAAAACCAGTGATGTTAAAAATATCGTTCCACTGTGCAGCTCCCATAACAGCTACTCTATTATCTTCCATTACATTCTGAGTATCGAGAAGCTCTTTAGCTTCTAGGATATCAGCAAGTGCAAGTGTTGATCCTGAATCATAAGAAATCTGATGATCTGGAGCAGAAGCACTTGGTACGATAGCTGAGATAATGTCAGCCTGCATTTTCTTCATGATTGAGAAGATCATTTTATCTCTTAGCTCATCCATGAAAGGTAGTGACTGAAGCTGTGCTCTTCTTGTAACAATAGCATCTTTGTAAGCACGCTTATTAATTGTAAGCTGCTGACCAGTTACTGTTACTGCTTCTGCATCACCTTTAGCACCTTCAGCTAATAGTGTTGCTTCGTCAAATTCTGGGATTGAAGAGATATTAACAATATCTCCCATTGCTTGAATCTCGCCCTCATAGCTTTTGTCTACTGAATCTATGAATGGGAGTCTGTCTAGTAGTACTTCATAATATCTGGCACTCCAGATTTCTGGTACTATTGCAGCGGTCTCTGTTGCTGCGGTCATAATTTGGTCACTCATAATTAACTCCTAAAATAAGTATTTATTTAATCGAAGCCAATCACTCGATAACCATATAGTTGTATTTTACAATATTGCTTATTTTATAGCAATATTTATTTTTTACCTAATCTTTTATTCATTATTTCTTGATATTTTTTAGGGTCTTCTTTTTGAAGCTTAACAATCTCTGCTGCTGTCATTTCTTTGACAGGTGTTTCACCAGGTGTACCATTATTAATAGTTGGGGCCCCTGCTTTCTTAAACCAGTGCGGTTTACGTGCCTTTAGATCTTCAACAAAGTTACTAGCACCATGTATATTTATGTTACCCTTATCAGTAGTTTCAACCTCTACAATACTTGTATCTAACATATCAAGGTCATCTACTGCTGTATCAAGTATGCCAGCTTTTAAAGCCTCTTCCTTAATAGCTGATGTTTTGAAGTTATTAAACACTGTTGTTGATAGGTCCTGGTTTTTCTTCTCTGCGGCTTCACGTTTTTGCCTTTCGTTTTCCCAAAGCTGTTTATAGTTTTCCTTCTCTTGCAACTGTGCTGTCTGAGTAGCTTCTAACTGTTTAGCTAGTTCAGCTTTTTCTTGCTCTAGTGCTGATAGCTTCTGTTTGTAAAACGCGGAGCCTGACGTCTTTTTTTCTGGCTCTGGTTCTGGTGTCTGTTCTGGTTCAACTACTACTTCTGGTTCTTGTACTTGTTCACTCATCTTATAATCTCCTTAGTTTAATCACTACTTTTTTAAGTGTCTCCCTTTTAAGTGTCTCCCTTTCGAGAAACTCCTTCGCCCTTCTTATAACTGATGGCTTCCACTTCTCATTACCAAACGGTGCTACTTTTCTAATAGCATCACGTTTACCACTAGGACCCTCAGTGCTATGTATTTTAGCAAGTTTACTTGTAAAGTAAATAGTAAAACCTCTTAAATTAAACCTTGCAGCAATACTTTTTAACATACGGCCTGACAACTTCATGTTGATAGGTCTAATCCTTTTACCCTGGAATTTTTTTAAGTCTCGAGCCGTTGGGCGCATTTTAACCTTACGGCCATTTATAGTGCGCCATGTTTCAAGCCCGAAGATCTGCTTTTTATAGTTTTCACTGTAGTCTACAAACCTTTTATACAAACCTTTTATTACCCTTAACTGGTGAGTTACCACGCTCTATAGTTTTAACAATGTCTTCTTTCATAAGGTCAGCAGCTTGCTTAAACTTGCTACGCATCTCTAAAGGTACTGTTAGCTCAATCTTGCGCAACTCTTCTTGCATGTTTTTGATGTCTTTGTAATCAATCTTGATCATCTTGATAATCCTCGACACCTTCTTGAGCTATTGTTTTTAATTCAGTAATAATCTCTTTACTAAACTTTTGGCCCTTACGTGGAATAAATTGGCGTTCTGGGGTTTTAGACTTGTTAGCTGTTTGATTCCATTTATTATGGTTTTGGCTTTTTAATAAATTTGTTAAGCCAGCGTCTTTAAATAGCCCAACCTCAACACCATCTCTATACGTTTTAAACTTTAAAGCATCTAACATCTTACCAGTTAATTCTAAGTTTGGCACTCCAGGTGCTATTTTCTCTTTAATCTTTTTATACTCAGGTGATAAATTTTGCTTCCATTTACCATCCTGTACAGATGTGCGTTGTTCAGAACAATTTTCTAATATAAGATCTACAAGCATTTCACCAACATCATTTTTAATGACATCTTTTTCAGCCTTATTTAACCCATCTAAATCAGCCTTATCTACAAGCTGGTCTAATCTAAGCTTATATGTCGTTTTCGATGCTGTCTTCTTTGCCATCCTCTTCACTTTCTACAGGCTGCCCAAACTGCTTTAACCTCTCTGAAGCTTCTTTTAAATTCTGCTCCATTATACCACGTAACTTTTCTTTAGCCTCATCATCTGTTAAGTCAGGATTATCACGCTTTAAAGCATCTAGCATACTGTCTAACCGTAGCTCTAAACGCTTCTCGATAACCTCTAACTTTTCCTTTTCAGTCATAAATGGCTGTGCATCTTTGAACTTAACCCTTACTTTAGTTTCAGCAGATACCTTATCAAGATCTTTTAAGTCATCGTCTAATAATTGACGCTCCTTATAAAGATCTAACCATTTAAAGATAATATTAAATATAGTAGGCTCACCATCTCTATACATTTCTCTCTGGTCTTCAATGTCCGCAGTATTTTGCGATTGCTTAACCATCTCATGTATGCCAGATACTGACATTGTAGCGTCAGCACTATCTGGGGATAGTTTATTCGTTAATAAAGTATATGTTAGGTATTCTTTTATCATTGCTAGGTGCGCTTCAATAGGTGGGTTAGATGTAGCAAATCCCATTTGTGGTGTAGGATCACCATCTTCCATCTCTACAGATACAAAAGCAGATGCACCAACCTTCATGTTTTTAGGTACACCTTTACCAAACATATAACCAATACCCATACCCTGATACTTAGCAATATAGAATAGGTCTGTTAAAAGTAGGTTTAGTAATATACCAGCGTCTACAATATCGTCACCACCTTTAGCCCAAAACTGACCGTCCTGGTCCTGTGAGAAGTTATGGAACGGCATACAACCAATTGGGTTAGCAAGATCATCTTCTTGTCTACCAGGAATGATTTGACCCTTTTCGTTAGTAGTAAAGTGATATTTGTTAGACCACCAGATAAACTCTCTTTTGTTAGCGCCCTTGTCATCAGGATTATCTGCTATCTTTTGATCTATCCCATCACCATTGCTTGTATTGTAAGGCTTTGGTGCTTCTCTATTACCAGCCTGATTTGGTAGTGCTGCCTTTGGTGTTCTAGCTGGTACATAATTACTAAAGATAAAACACCTTGCTATCTCAGGATTAGTACCATCCTCAATAGCATCATATAAGTATGGTTGGTACACTCTCATCATAAGCTTATATTTACCAAGGTTTACTGGGTTTTCGTAAGGGAGTACACCAACCAAAGCGTTTTTAAACAACTCAGCATAAGCGTTAGTCTTTTTCATCTTAGAGTTAACGTCAAGCATGTCTGCAATCTGGTCAACTACTTCCTGATCACCGTCAACAGCTTCGCGTGTTACGCCGTCTTTATAAACCATAGATTTTTTCTCTACAATTTCACGTGTAAAAGATACATTGGCGGTCCTGTTAATAGCCTCTTCAACAGCTTTCTTATCAGTACTCTCTTCATTAAGCATCTTTAAAACATATGGTTTGGTCCTGTCCTTATACACCTCATAACGCTTTTTAGCCTCTGCTTTACGTTCAAGGTTTTCAT